AGGCTGTCTTACAGAGAATCGGGCTCTACCGGGGCTTTCACGACCCTCGCCCCCTGCTTTGGCACCAGGGGTATGACGCAGCAGTCCTCCTTCTCTTACATCCGCCTGCAGATGCCTTCTCGCAAGCGATGGGAGTTCAGGATCGAGCCCCTGACGGGCTGGGAGATCCGCTCTGGAGAGGCCACGGGCAAGCTGGTCGTCCTCGACGCCAAGCTGTCCCTGGTCCTCAGCGGCTCTTCTGGGGGTGTCTCCTGGTACGCAAATGGGCCGCAGATAAGCCCTTCGGTGTTTGATGAGTCTATATCCAGAACAAAGTCAAGTTTTTCTATTGATGCAACGCGCAGAAGCACCTCGATGGGTTTCCCAAGGCCAGATGGTGATAACTACCTGGATGCTTGGGGCAAGCTAGCAGAGGAATTTGTCTACGAAGAAGTTGAATCCTCTGCCGCCCAGGGGCCGGAGCACGAAGTTGTTTATGTGAACGAAATATCCCAGAACTCGCCCGCCCCCAACTACGACGGAATTGCGCTGGTGGGGCTGAACATCCGTTCGGCCTTTGAGTGGGCGCAGTTTAGGCAGTTGTCTGGATACCTGACAGGCGGCACCGTTGTTCGCAGGCTTCTAAATAGTCTTTCGACTGGCCCCTCTCACCTTTTCCCAGATATTGCACTTGATCGTTTCACCAATGTCAAGTATGGGCCGGGGCGAATTAGCGATGACTTGATCGATCTTGTTAGTTTTCAGGCATCCGCTCAGTGGTGTTTTGACCGCCGCTACTTCTTTGATGGGGCGGTCATGCTTGGAACCAACGCCCCTCGTCAATGGGCGGCGGACGTAGCAGCAACAATGTTGCTTAATTTCAGAGAGATCAATGGGCGTTATTCTCTCACCCCCGCATTTACTTTCAGCGCAGTTCAGCACAAGTCGCTGTTCACAGCTGGAAATATTGAAGAAAATTCTTTCAAGTTTGAGACAGTTCCAGTTGATGAGCTTCGCCCCATCCGCGTAAGCGCAAAGTGGCGAGAGGAGAGGAGTAGCTCAAGTCTGACAAGCCCAGGCTTTTTCCCGGTTGAGAGAGAGGTTCTTGTAAGAGAGCTGTCTGGGAGCAGCTCTGACCCGATTGAGTCGATTGATCTGAGTGACTATGTTACAAACGAGAAACACGCAATAGATGTTTGCAAGTTTCGCATCAGATCAAAGAGGCTGCGAGATCACTCGATTCGCTTTACTGTAACTTACGCCTCTGTTGAGGGGGTTTGCAAAAATCTCTCCCCAGGAGATTATATCAAGCTCGCTTTGGATTCTACAATTTACAGCGAGTTCAATAACGGAATCGTGCTCAAAGACGGCACCATTGTTTCTACCGTTAGCCTCGCCCCCGGCTCTTATTCCGTGCTTGGTTGGGACGGTGGCAGCTCCTCGCCCTCGATTCAAACTCTTGTTGTCGATTCTTCTGGCATGGGTTCTCCGGTGGGGATAATTTTTACAGTTGCTCAGTCCCAGAGCCAGGTGCGAACTTATGAAATCACTAAGATAACCCCTACCGAGGAGGGCAAGTTTGACATCGAAGCGATACATGCTCCAGTAAATGCAAACAACATACTGCTGATGGCCGAGAACTGGGACGACAATGTAAATACGTGGGAGATCCTTCGATGAGCGTTAACTTTCCTGCAATACAGCCGACTGGGTGTACTTTCACGCCCCCGGAGTGGGCGATTACGGAGTCGCGGTCTCAGTCGGGGGTTAGGAGTTACAGAATCTGGTCCAGCAAGCCATCGGACGCAGTTCTTGATCTCAGCTTTGAGAATATATCCGAAGCGAATGCACTTGCAATTGTTCAGGCCCATGCCTCTGCCAGGGGGCCAATTGAAGACCTAGTGCTGCCAGCTGTCTTGTTTTTTGGCATATCGAATCAAGTATTTATCGATCTTTTTTCTCAATATGGCTCAGGACTGTCTTGGCATTTTGTAAACAAAGAACCTCCGGTAATTGAAAGAGTTCCGGGGCGCAGGTACACCACTAGAGTAAGGCTAAGAGCCGAACTCAGATTCCCCTAATGTCAATCCTCAACGCAACTCAGGGCGAGCTTCGCTGGAATGGCACCAAGATTGCAAAGGTGCTCAATGCCTCAATCAATAAAACGAGGGATACACTTCAGACCACGGGGATTGGGGACATGGATGATACCTTTGCGTATGGGAAGAGGAATACGGGTGGTAGCGCGACTCTGCTTTACAAGACAGACGATCTTGCCACAACTCAACTGATGAATCGCATCTTGAATGATGGCGAATCGCCAGACGAGCTTACGCTTATCCTGCGAAAGGGGCAGTCTCAGGGCACACTGTCGGGGCCGGTGCTTATTTCCAGCCAGAGCGAGTCAATCTCTGTTGGGGAAAATACAACCGTAAACATTAACTTTGTTATCAGCGGCAAGCCCTCTGCTAATTACTGATGGCACTGCTTGGTGTTCACGGCACGGTTTCCTTCTCTCGGGAATGGGGGCTGCCGGCAGCTGTTGACAACTCTCGACTGGTCTCAAGGCCTGAGGGCACGGTCCTGGACCTGGGAGAGCCCGCCTTCTGGTCTGGCGATCGAGTGCTGCTGCTGTGCCAAAGAGGCGTTCCCCTGGGGCTGCTGCAAGGGGCTCAGGCTGGCCTCGCCCCCTGCCCTGGCGGTTACTCGTTCTATGGGGGCGGAGAGTTTGTCGCTGGGCCCAATGGTGCAAAAAGGCTGATGACCGGCAATACTTATGTTGGCAGCAGCGCCTCTAGCTTCTATGACGACATTCCGCTAACTAGCTCTGCGTATGTTTATGCACACAGGGACGAAATGGATGATATTACTTTTTACTCGTCTCAGGATGACGCTATCAATGGAAGTGGCCCCTCGTTGATTCCATTGCTAAAGCTTGACATGGGGGCGCTTGTAGTCTTGCCTGCCCCTTATGGGAATTACGAGCAATCACTCATCAATGAAATTATTTCTTTTGCCGCCCCCACCATTTTCTTTGATCAAGGCGGTGAAATAGCTGGGGACCAGTTTCTGCCTCAATCACTTAGCGATCAAATATCTGCTTTCCTGGAAGAGAGTTCGGCTGTAAGCGGCTGGAAACAGGTTGCCAATTTAACATCTTGGGTCTTTGAGACCAATGTTGATGTTCTCGATCAAAATGCGATTGGGCAAAAATTTGGAGAGTCCGCAAAGGGCGCTTTGAAGGGGGCGGGAAGCTTCAATGCAATTGTTGACGCGAAGCAAAATTACGAACTCTTTGGGCCATCTTCCCTGTTGCGCCTCATGCTCTTGACAGATGTTGGGGCGAAGGCAAATGCAAAGTTTGTTATTGCAGACTCAACATCTTCTGAAAATGATTGCGAGCAAAACAAAAGAATTTACTACGAGACGCCAATTATTATATCCAACTCCACGGTAGACACTTCAGTTACCGAAATCATTACGATGACGATTCAGTTTGTCGCCACGGGCAAGATTAGGCTTGCCCTTGCCTCAGAAGGCTAGGATAGGCACAGGAGCGCAGGCGCATCGAATGACGATCATCAAGCGTGCTGGGCAATCAGGCGCTCTGAACGTAACGCCGTCGAACGAGCAGTTCAGAGAGCAGATTGCTGCGCTTGTTGATGCAATGCGTCAGCTTGGGGGCGGGGCCTCGATCATCGCTGGCGCCCTTTCTCAATCTGATCCGCTCAACGCACCTTTTACTTTATACGTTGATCCGTATATTGGCAGTGACAAATTCGTTGGCGGCGCATACAATAGCTACGAGACTGGCGCAACAGACGAAGAAATCATTGCAAGCAAGCTAAAGCGCATTGAGCTTCAGCGATTGGAGTGTGGATATACATCTTTTCGCCCCTTCAAAACGATTAACCGCGCTGTAATTGAAGCGGCAATTATCACATCGAAAAACTGGTACACATATAGCGATCCACGCGCTCATGTTGACTGCGTAACGATTGTTCTTTCTGGGGGCGTACATCTACTTTATACTGATCCAGGTAGCGGCAGCGCAAGTCTTGCAAGTTGGGGCGTGGAAAAAGTTCCAACGATCCAGGAGCTGATTGCTTTCAACCCTCCAACGGGCGGCGTTCTGGGGCCTCGTGGCTGCAGCCTGCATGGGCAAGATCTTCGCAAAACCACCATTCGCCCCACTTGGGTTCCGGCGGTGCAGGACGAGGTTGCTGATTACAGCAATCGTCGTGCGATGTTGAAGGTATCCGGTACTGGGTTCTTCTTCAATTTCACGGCAATGGACAAGATCGGGCACGCCGAATCTGTCCATCTGCTTGATGTTTTTCATCCTGCTAGTAAAACTGAGTTAGATCTTTTTTACGAAAAGATTGAGTCTGCGGTTGGTGGGAGTGCCGATCTTGCAAATGCTCTACTTGGTGCTCGCCCCAGCGAATATCAGATCGTTGGCCCGATCGATCAAACCCAGGCGCCGAACTCACAGTGGGACACCACTACAGGTGCTTCGCCCTACATCTTCAACGTGTCGGTGCGCTCCGACTACGGCATGAACGGGGCGTTCTGGGATGGCGCCAAGCTAAGCGGGCTCAAGTCAATGGTCTGTGCCAACTTCACTGGCACCAACCAGCAGAAGGATATGCGTTGCTGGCAGGTTTATGAAGGCGGCAACTGGGTAAGCCTGACCAACACCCCGCAAGACTATCAGAAATATATTGATACCGACCCGGACAACGTGCGGCGCAATCCTGCACGCCAGACTCGTCACATCTCGGCAATCAACAACGCCTACATCCAGAAGGTTTCAATCTTCGGGATTGGCCAGTCTGAAGTCACGATGGTGGACTCCGGCGGGGAGATCACTGACAACGGGGGGAACTCAACATTCGGCGGTGGATCTGCACTGGCCAAGGGCTACAAGAGCTTCGCCTTCGGCAAGGACAAGAACTGGGCCGTGGGCCGAGTGCGGGTGCCGCTGAACATCAGCGAGAAAACCTCCAACATCCGCCGCATTGAGCTGGGTGTTGTGGCCAGCGTGACCAGTTCGACCATTACGCTCACCAACGGCCTGGCGATCGGCAGTGGCACGACTGCCCCGGCGGTACTGGAGGCCCTGGGCTACACCTTTGCCAGCGGCACTCGGATCTGGATCGACAACCCTGCTGGTGCTGACTGGCGAGCCACGCTGAGCAGCAGCGCTTGGAGCAGTTCTGCGCCGACCTCGATCGGCATCACAGCCGCCCCGCTGCAGTCGGGCACCAATGAAGCAGCAGGCGATGCCGCTGTGGGCCGGAGGGTCTACCTACGCCGTGTGGTGGACACTAGGACCGTTGCTGAGCGGCGCTGCAGCCTGATCCTAAACAACACTGCCAGCGCCAGGCTGCCGCAGCGCCACACGGTGTTGCAGACCGACCCGAACCGCAGCAATGGCGCGATCGATCGAGTGCTGGCCGCTGGCGGGGAAGAGGTGTTGTTGGTGTCGGCCACCGGCAAGGGCCCCCTGCCTGGCTCTGGCGTGACCCGGACGGCAGAAGTGACGATCCGCCGTGGCGCCCCCAGCAAGACCTACGCCGCCGCGACGTTCTACCGCCAGGGAACGGTGGTGAAGCACGCCGGCAAGCACTGGCAAGCCACGCAGGATCTAATCAGCTCCGGCGCCAACCCCGACCCGGCGCTGTGGGGCGAATGCTTCGTTCACATGCCCTCAGACTTCAACCCTGAGGATTCGATCAGCCAAGAGGCGCCGATCCTGGTGCTGGACACCGATACCAGCGACGCGGACGATTCCACGACTCTGGGGATCAACTGGACGACGATCTGGACCTCGGCGGGCCCTGTGCGCGATCAGTACCGCACCGCTACCGACTACCTGGGCGGGTACGCCTTCCTGCGGGCACTGGGGTTCACCGATGCTGCCGCCCATGCCGCCCTGGTGCCGCAGTCTGCCGGCAGCCGCGACCGCGACCCGAGCAGTTCAGCTGATTTCCCCACGGCTCCATCTGGTGGTGCCGCAACAGGATTAGGGAATTGGGCTATAGAATTTAGACGTCCAAGTACAGTGAGATTGTATAATCATCAATGGGAATGGGCGGGTGCAGGTAACTACTCAAAAGCTATGCCTGCAGTCCAGCAGGATATGTCGGAGTTCAATAAGTTCACCTATTACTTCACCAACTCCGGCGGCGGGCGAGTGACGCCCAAGGGCAGTAATGAGGATGGCTTCGAGGTGACGCCCAAGGGCCTCGAAGACATCGCCACGGGCGCCACCATCAGCCCTGAATCACTCGGCGGCCAGACGCTGGATGAGGCGCAAAGGACGGACTTCCCGAACGGTATCCAGGTGGGCGGCACGGCCCAGCTGCAGGACGTGGTGATCACCGGCACCGCCGAGTTCAGCAGCCAGTCACAGGCGAAGACCACCAGGGCTGGCGCCGTGGAGCTGGCCAGCATCGCCCAGCTGACCGAACTGCCTGGCACGGTCGCCAGTTCTGATGCAGCGCTGGAGGGCGCCCCGGAGGTGGTGACGATCGGCGGCCTGAACCGCTGGCGGCAGGCGCAACGGCTGATCAGCGCTGCCACCGGCACGGTCACGATCTATGTGCAGAGCAGCGCGGCAGACCGGACGCTCGATCAGATGTTCGACACCCCGCCGACCGCGCCGGCCGATTCGATTCCCACCCTGGCGCGGGCTGCAGAGTACGCCAACGCCGTGATCGGCAGCGGCAATCAGACCGCAGAGATCAGGATCGCGCCGGGGCTCTACGACCCTGCTTCGGTGTGGCAGTGCAGCGTGGTGTTTCGCGCCTCCGACCCGACTCAAGCCGGCTGGCCGCTGATCTTCACCGAAACCGGCGACTCTGCCACCGCTGAAACCTGGTTTGATGGATCGGACTACGGCAACCTGACCACGCGGGTGAACTTCCGTTCGTTCGTGCTGCAGTTGCGCGACAACGAAAGCGCCGGCAATCAACTGCACGTAAACACTATCGGCCGGCAGATGCGCTGCCAGCGTAGCGTGGACTTCCGTGGCGGGTTCCACTTCCTAGGGGTGCCCGAGCTGATCAAGCTGGTGGCGGATGGGGCGATTACTCAGGGGCAACTCATCTCCGGCAGCGTCGCGCTTCCCAGTGGTGCATTCACCACGAACACCACTACGAACGTTGACACGTTCCTGAACCAGCTCAGGATCAGTAATGGCCGCAACCCGGCCTATGACAGCTGGACCACCACCCCGGTGCTGCAGCTGGAGGGCAACAGCACGGACGTGGCGGATCTGCGCGGGATCATGTTCGGCCCTGCCCTGCCATCGCACAAGGAGTCACTGGGCGCCACCCGTGCGCCGTACATCGCCACCAACGGCCTTGTGCAGCTGCGGTGGAGCAACCTCTACGTTCGCGGGAATACGACCATCACCAGCGCCGGCATGGGGGTAACAAATGCCGTGCCGCTGTCTGGTGACGCGCACTATGGATCAGCCTCAGTGGCCACTCCTTGGACCTGGCGGCAGTTTCATCACACGTTCCTTTCATCGATCACCAACGAGCCTGTGGTGATTGACCAGATGGGCGGCAGGATTAGCTACAACCAAGGCTCAGCTGCTGGTGATCGCAGCTGGTATCGGAACTCAACTGATACGCGCTATCTGGCGAACCACATTCACCTGCTCACCAGTGCAGGCGCTGAGCCCGCTGACAATGATTCGGGACCCTTCCTGGATCAGTTCATCCATGCAAAGCGATCCCTAGTTGTCCGTAGCTCGTTCCTGACTCCATTCTCTGGTTCGTCAACCGGCAACGTGTCACAGGGCTTTGTTGGCCGGTTTGGCTCCAATGGCTACAACACCGTCAAGGCCCGTGGCGTGCTACTGGGCAATGAAGGCCTGGTAGATCAGGAGCGCGGCGCAACAGTGTTTCTTGCCGCTGATTCCAGGCTGGCCAGCGGAACTCCTGACAACACCGCATTGAGTATCTTCAAGGTGGCAGGACTGGCGATCAATCAGACCACGCAGATCCTGCCTAAGTACGTTCCTGGCTCTGCCACCTTCGGCGCACCAAACCCGGTCGGCGGCACCGGCAAGGAATACAACCCCGTGATCACCGCCGCCGCTCTGAATCAAGCGGATGGCACGTTCTTCCTGAACATGGGGCTCCGCTCCTACGTGCGGGGGATCAGCCCCGAACATGGCTTCAACATCACCCCCAACGTCGTGCTCTGATGACTCTCCCATCCGATCCCGGCTACATCCCTGCCACCACTGATGATCGGGTGCTGGCGAACTCGTTGTATCAGTGGCTGCTTAGCATGAACACAGACCCGCACGCGGCGCATTCGCGTGATGAGGCGATGATTCGGAACATCGAGGAATCCCTGCCATGACGCTGCCACAGCTGACGATCTACCCAGCCGAGCTGGAACCGCTGGTGATCCTGCGCAACTCCACATTCCGCAAGCGGTTCATCGTGAAAATCGATGGCACTGAGCTGGACCTGACCGCCAACGGCACGGTGATTGATGCCGACATCAAGAACGCTGCCGGCACGCAAATCGGCACCTTTAATGTGGAGCTGCCGGAGGCATCCGGCACACCAATCCCTGGGATGCTGGATCTGGAGCTGACCCCTGCTAATGCGCTGGCCCTACCGGTCGGCACCACTTACCAGATGGATCTATCAATCACCACGCCTGACACCGATCGGTTCTACTACGCGAAGGCCCCTGTCGAGGTCCGCGAAACCGTTTCGAGGAACAGCTAATGGCTCAGGTTGAACTGACCGTAATCGAGCAGTCCGGTGTTGAAGTCACTGTTCTGGACGCCCCTGGCGCACAGGTGGCGATCGGCCCGACGCTGAGCACCGCCACGCCTCAGGCGGTAGGGCTGACGGGCGCTGCGGGCACCTCCAGCAGCGCCTCCAAGGCGGATCACAGCCACGCTCACGGCAACCAGACCGGCACCAGCCTGCACGCCCTGGCAAGCGGCAGCGGGGCGGGTTTCATGTCCGCTGCGCAGTTCAGCCTGCTGGACGGGGCCACTGCTGCCGCCGTCGTCAGCTCCCTGGTGCGGCGTGATGCGTCAGGCAACTTCGCCGCCAATCTCATCGATGCCGACCTGGACGGTAATGCAGCCACCGCCACCAAGCTGGCCACGGCCCGAGCAATCAACGGGGTTTCGTTCGATGGAACCAACAACATCACGATCACTGCTGCGCCAACCGCCAGCAGCGTTGTGAACGCCAGTGTGGCCAGTAATGCGGCCATTGCGCTCTCCAAGCTCGCAACCGGAGCCCTGCCGACCGCGATCACCGTGGCCAGCGCCAATCTGGTGGACGGCACGATCGTCAACGCGGACATCAACGCCTCTGCTGCCATCGCCCTGACCAAGCTGGCAGCCGTCACCGCCGGACGGGTGGTGATGGGCAACGCCTCCAACGTGGCCACGGTCACGGAGATCACGGGTGACGCGACCCTGGCCAGTACCGGCGTGCTCACCCTGTCAAACTCCGGGGTGAGTGCCGCCACGGTGAACAACGCGGCCACTAGCGTCACACCCCTCACGATCGACGCCAAAGGCCGCATCACTGGCACTGGGTCGCCTGTGACGATCACGCCCAGCTACAACAGCCTCACGGGTCTACCCACCACCCTGGCGGGCTACGGCATCACTGATGCGGTGGGCAGCGGCGCAACGGCTGGCCGGGTGCTGCTGGGGAACTCCAGCAATCTGGTGGCCGCCACTGAAGTCACGGGCGATGTGACGATCAGCAGCAGCGGGGTGACTGCGATCGGCTCTGGCGTGATCGTGAATGCGGACGTGAGCGCTTCAGCTGCGATTGCGCACAGCAAGCTGGCCAGCATCACCGCAGGACAGGTGCTGCTCGGCAACGCCAGCAACGTGGCCACGGCTACGGCGTTGAGCGGCGACGTGACGATCAGCAGCAGCGGGGTGACTGCGATCGGCACTGGCGTGATCGTCGATGCCGACATCAATGCTTCGGCAGCTATTGCCCTGTCGAAACTCGCCACGGGTGCCCTGCCAACGGCAATCACAGTGGCCAGCGCCAACATCGTAGATGGCACGATCGTCAACGCTGATGTGAACGCCTCCGCTGCTATCGCCGGCAGCAAGATCGCCCCGGACTTCGGCGCTCAAAACGTGCTGACAACCGGCACAATCACTGGCGCCAGCCTCAACCCAACCGGCACGACGGTGCCTGCTGCTGGCCTGTTCAGGCCGGCGACCAATGTGATTGGGTGGGCGACGAACACGCTGGAGCGGGCGCGGATCTCGCCAGGCGGGGCGTTGCTGGTGGGGGCTACTGCCGAGCCGATCGGACAGATCTCCGGCACGGTAGTCGCCAACAACAAACTCATCATTGGGGCCGGCAATCATGGCACTTCTCAAAGATATGCGGCAGGGTCAACCACAAGTGTTACCGCAACGACCGGCACGATCGTCTTTAAGTTTAAGTCGGCTGGTTCATCAGTCCAACGAGCAGCGTTAATCAAGCTCAGTATTACCCACTTTGCCGCTTCTAACGCTGCCACCAGTTTTCCAGCAGCTGAGTATGCTTTCAGGATCTTTAACACTGATGCTGGCGTTTGCGCCATTGCCGGCGCAACCACGATTATGGAATATCAATATGTAAGAGCAACTCACTTCGCCTTTGCCGACCTGGGCAGCGGCGAATGCACCGTAACACTCACCAACCCAACCGCCGTAACGCTGTTCGGCACGCAATACTCGGTTGAAATGCTCACACCCGGCCTCTGGTTCCTTGATACCGTCACCACCACCTGATGAACATCCTCCAACTCGATCGCCAAGCCGACACCGGCATGGTCCACACCATCCACTGGGAGCGCACCGCCGGCAGCGCCAGGGTCTACGGCAGTGTGGAACTGCCCCCGGCTGATCACCAGGAGATGATCCCCTACGAAGAGCTAGACCCTGAAACCGTCCTGCTGTGGCTGGAGGATGCTCTGGGCGAAGCCGAGCTGCTGCGCATTGATCAGAAGCTCGCCGAGCAGCTAGCACCATCACCGATCGCTGCGGGGCTACCATGGGAATGAAGACCGATCTGATCGCGCTGATCAACGCTTACGCAGCTGCCAGAGCCAGCGGTGATGCGTTGCTGCTCAGCATGGCCGCAGAGCGACTGCAGCAGTTCCTCGCGGCGGTTGAGGTGGTGGCAATTGAGCCACCTCTCGCAGACCAAGCCGGTACGTCGCAACCATCATGATCTACCCCGCAACTCTAAACATTAGAATCCTGCAGAACTCAACCTTTGAGTTGACCGTTCGCGCTCTGCAGAACCAGAAAGCGATCACGGGACTCACCGTGACCAACGGCAACCCGATCTTCGCCGTGCCTTGCCATGGCCTGAGCGCTGGCGACAAGGTGGTGGTTGTGCCTCAAGGGCAAGGCAGTGCATCGATTCCCGCAGCAGCTCCAGTTGCGCAACAAGTGCCTTGCGGACTGGAACTGAACAAGGTCTATTTCGTAAGCGCTACGGGCCTCACCGCTGGCGCGTTCACGGTTTCCGCCACCAATGGCGGCGCCGCAATCACGGTCGCAAACGAGCCTCTGACCGGCATGGTGGTGGCAGGGCCAGTTGACCTGACGGGATACACGGCTGATTCGGATATTCACGAAAAAAACGGGGGCGTGCAGGTTGAGACTTTCACTTGCACATTGCCAACGCCAGCAGACGGACTGGTGAGATTGGCAATGGCACCATCAGCAACGGTAGGCATTGCGGCCAATCAGTACGACTGGGATCTGTCGCTTACCAGTGGCAGCGGTGTTCGGTACTACTGGCTGCAGGGCGATGCCACTGTGGCGAAAACCAATTCAAGGAACTAATCATGGCCTGCACTAAAGAGACCTACACCGCTACAGCAACTTGGACTGCATCGCAACTGGCCAACCTGTTCCGCGATGCGTTCATTGATGCTGGGCTGATGACAGCCTGGTTCGATTCGTTCCTGAGCGGCAGCATCGAGAATCGGATTCTGGAAGTCACCTACGACGGGACCAAGACGTATGGCAAAACTTACTACTGGTTTATGTTTGCCACCACTGGCGTGTGGTTGCATGTGGCAACGGGATGGAATGCTGCGACGGATCAGCCGACTGGTACGCAGTATCTGGACTTCTTCGCCACCACGACGAACGCAACAACTAACCACTGGCAGATGTTCGCCGCTGCCACATCAAACACTGTGGAGCTGGTGCGTTACACCTCTGGCGTGGATGCGGATCAGAGCTGGTTTGTTATTAAACGCAGCGGTGCTGTTGATCGTACGTTTACGATTATCAACGATGCGCTTACGGTGCAGTCGTGGCTGGATTTGAGCAAGGGGTTTTTTAATGGGTTTTTGCATATTGCGCCGTCTGTTGCTGGAAACTGTGGGATGATAGAGTTTGACCGAGGCCCAGCTTTAAGAAGAGAGATAGCAGTGGGGAGTTATCTGATTAATGCGACGGGAAGTTCTGACTACAGCGGTAACATTGTTAGCAGAACCTTACTGCTTTATGGTGCGATTGGGAGACAAAACGCTGTTGGCTTGAATAACTACGGCACCACGGGATTCATCCCTCTCCCCACCGCCTCAGCCACCGCCAACCCCGCCTACACCGCCGACAGCAACCCCGTATTCCACAGCCTGCCATTCCACCCTTACATTGCCGAATCGCTGCCGTCCGATTTCGGTCTGACCTTCCACTTCGCCAGCAATGCCTTCGACCCTGGCGACACGCTGGTGGTCACTGCAGGCACTGAAGAATGGGAAGTGCTGGCTGAAACCGCAGGCACTGCCGGGACCGTTGCCACTCCCCTCTTCCTCGCCCGCATGGTCTGATGGCTGTCATCAATCAGAGCCCTTCAGGGCAAACCAGCATCGCCATCTCGGGCATCAGCTTCACCGGCCTAGTGGTCGGCAGCGGCGATCCATTCCGCGAGCCTGCCGTGCGACTGCAGGATGGTGGTCAAAGTGTGGCCGTCGCCTTCGGCGTCTCCACCGTCATCCAAGCGCCACTTACGGCCGGCGCCGTTGCCCTGCTGGACATCCCCGGCGACAACGCTGTGAGCACCGTGGCAATCTCTTCGGCGCAGATCAGCGCCACTCGCACCGATCAACTGGTGGCGGTCTCCGATCCGATGCCGGGACTGCTGGTGGCGGCAGAGCAGGCCGGATCGAGCGTGGTGGTTGTGGCGGCCTCCACAGACTGACCACAGATACAGCCGCTGCACCAGTGAAATTCGAGCTTGTCATTGCAACACCAAGACCCTGAAGCTCTCTAGATGTAAGTGCTTTGTTAAGTTTTGCACTGTGGCTACTCTGAAAGCAGAGGCGCTTTTCCTGTGTCAAGCTCTGAAAATCAGCCGGGGGCGCAGGGGAAGGGTTTCTCCGTCGTACAAGTAGCCCAGGGCACATCAGCCACCGTTCTTGCAGCCGCAATTGTCGGCACCGCAAGTGGAATGGGCTGGCTTGTCATGAGCCTGCCAAGCAGGCTGCAGCAACTTGAAAACCAAATAACACAAATCTTGAAAAATCAAGACATCTATGGGGAAAAGTTTCAAAAGCTAGAAGAAAAAGTTGATCAACACGATCGACGACTCATCAAACTTGAAATTAGACCATGAAACTTCTTCAATCTTTTATGCGTTCAGATACGGCGAGCACACTGCTCAGAGGGGCCCAAGCTGCTGCAAAAAGTCAACCGTCTCTTGCGCCAGCGGCTCTCGGTGGGCCAATCGTGGCAGGAATCATCATGACGATGATTGCCGGCTACAAGATAGTTGACTGCATTCGGTATCAAACAGCCCCCAAACAGTGTGATAAAACCGTCGAAGAGAATGTAACGGCTCTAATTTCTGGCCCCTTAATCCTTCTGACTGGCTGGGGCGGGTTCAATACCTACAATAAAAAGCTCAGAGAGGATGAAACACCAGCTATTCTGCTCCCGAGAGAACTGGTAGAACCAGAGCCGATCGACCCTTTTGCTTTTCCCGCCCCCACGACAGATCAGATTGTCATGGAACACGAAAGCGGCAAGACGCAGGAAGACATTGCAGAGCTGTTTGGGATTAGTCGCTATCAGGTTAGAAGGGCGCTGAAGGAGGCGAAGGAGGCTTCTGAGGGAAAGCAGAAAGATCGAAACAAAGACAGAGGGCGGTGAGATGATCAAGGTATTTCTCGAAAATCTTTCGTCTGTCGGAATTGCTTTTGTGCTTCTCGGTGTCGAAGAAGCGCTTGTCAAGCCTATTGCCAAAAGATTCATCAAGCGAAAAATTGCAAAGCACGCACCAACTGCAATGCAGTTTCTTGACGAGATAATGCCAGCAGCTTTTTCTAGGTACAACGCAAATGATTTGAATTTACAGCTCAAACAGCGACTTGAATCTGTTACCGGAGAGAGTTGGGGCGAGAAGGAAGTTGATCAGATGTTTACAATCTACGATCCTCGCATAACTGCAAACAAATCACTGCCATGACAAAAATCCCCACCAATAACTACGTCAATCACTTCGACCCCTCGAAGTCGCACCACCTGGCATTTCTCCAAGGGTTGCTTGATCGAGTTTATGAGCTTGACCCGGCAGCTCTACAGCCTGGGGGCGACCTCAGGGACATCTGGGTTGCCGCAGTTCCCAACAAGACCCCACTGGCCTCTCTCACGCCCCCACGAGGGCCTTCTGGGTGGGCGCAGGTCTCTTCGATGGCACAGGCTGCCGGGGCCAAGTTCCCCGAGCTGGTGGCCGCTCAGTGGGCCCTGGAGAGTGGCTGGGGCGAGCATGTCTCGGGGCGCAACAACTACTTCGGGCTGAAGGGGGCCGGGACGAAAACAGCGACGAAAGAGTTCATCAATGGCAAGTGGATCGAGATCACTGACAGCTTTATTGATTTTGCCACGCCCCAAGACTGCATTAAGTACCTTGTTGATAAGTGGTACAGGGACTTCAAGAATTACAAAGGCGTGAACAATGCAGCGAATAGAGAAGCTGCAGCAAGAATGCTTGTTTCGGAGGGATACGCAACCGATCCCGACTACGCAACCAAGCTCATTCGCCTGATGAATGAGAATTCCCCCACGCCCCCAGCTTCTTCTGTTGTTGCCCTTCCGCTTCAACAGGTTGCTCCTCAAGATCCACGCCCCCTGATCATTCCTGGGGCGACTGGGCCCAAAAAAACGCCGCATGACTTTGGCTTCAAGAAAGGAGACAGTCATATCATCGTGAATGACATCACCGAAGTTGCTCAGGCTTTCAGTTTCGAGGGGGCAAGGCTGTGGAGCGCTCCTGCTCTTGCTCGGGGGCAGGGAAATGACAGGGAATGGCGGCATACAAATACTGACACGCCCCCAGGTGTTTACAGTATTGGGCAAATCTACAAGGACTATGAAAGGGTCGGCGCAAACCCAGCCTTCGACCGCACTCTTATGTCCTATGGCTGGTATAGCTTCGATCTGATCGACCTAGAAGGCCAGGAGAGCAAGCACGGGCGAGCTGGAATCATGGTTCACGGGGGCGGCAGTGCATGTGGCTGGCCGGGAGCCTGGACAGCGAAACAGCAACTCTTCCCAACTCATGGTTGCATTCGTATGCACAACATCGATCTTCGAGACAAGCTCTTGCCTCTGACGAAAGCCGGTAAGGTGTTTGTGAGCGTCTATCAGGAATCCCCATGACAAACCTGACAGTCTCAAAACTTTCAAAGCAGCTTCTCGAAATACGGATACCGTATTCCAGCAGCAGCGAAACAACCACTTTTTTTCTTGCGAGCGATATTCATCTCGACAACCCCAAATGTGATCGAGCGCTATTTGCAAAACACATGAACCAAATGCGTGACCGTAATGGTTACGCTATTTTTATGGGTGATATTTTGTGCCTGATGCAGGGGAAAAAGGACCGCAGGGGAAGCAAGGGGAGTATCAGGCCTGAGCACTTGGGGTCAAACTATTTTGATCTTGTTTTTCAGGAGTCTGCGGAATGGTTGAAACCGTGGGGCGATCGAATATTGATGATGGGCGACGGAAACCATGAAACGGCTGTTATATCAAATCAAGAAGTTGATCCACTTGGCAACGTTGCTCGGATAATGCGTGGAAGCGGTTCGCCCGTTGAGCACATGGGATACCAGGGGTTTGTTAGATTTGTATTCCACAAGAAAGATGGAGGCAAAGTAAGGCGCTGCACACTATTTTGGCATCATGGAGCGTGGGGCGGGATTGTAACAAAAGGGGTAATGGGCGGACTGAGATACTCAGCCATGGCCCCAAGTGCAAATATAATTTGTTCTGGTCATAATCACGAAAAAACTATCGTTACGCACCCTTGTTATCGAGTTAGCGAGAACGGCGAGGTTTCAATTGAGCAGCGACTTCATGTTCAATGCGGAACCTACAAGCAAGAGTTTGAGGATGGGGGCGGATGGGCAGTAGAAAGGATCGTAATGCCAAAATCCCTTGGTGGCATCTGGCTGACACTTAGGCCAAAACAGAGTGCTGGGGTGGAAATTATTGCAACTCCCGCAAGCTCTGAGGTAGATTAACAAAAATCAAGGCCCATGGCCCTGTGAGTCTCAATCATTACTCTGCATTTATTTATTGCGTTTCTCTCTATTTGCTTCAGCTTCGGTCTGCTAAATCCCGTCAGGGCTTCGAGTTCCTTCCATGGCGTTGGGGTGGGGCGAGATCTTTCAGAAAGGATGAGCCTTGTAGTATCATCAAGAAAGTTTTCGAGGGCAAAGAATAGCTCTTGAAGCATTAAGTCGTCTTCAAGGCTTTCCACCGTGTTCAGGTTGACAGCATCTTCTATGTTGTCAATGATTGAGACTCTTGACGTATCGCACTCGACCTGAACATCCAAGCTCAGCACTCCCTGAGACCTTTGATTCGCCAGATCGAGAATTTCTGCCGATACCCCAAGCTCTTCTGCCAGCTCTTTTGCAGTGGGGCGACGGTTTAGCTCTTTTGACAGTCTTTCAACTGCTTTGTTGACTCTGAAAACAATATCTCGAAAGCTCGTGGGCAGCCTGATGGGCGAATCAAGTGAGCCAATAGCCCGTTGCATTGCTTGACGTATCCACCAATAGCAGTAAGTTGAAAATCTATATCCTCTGGTGTAATCGAATTTCTCTACCGCTCTTATCAGTGCAAAGTTGCCCTCTTGTATCAAATCCAGAAGGTCAAGACTCTGGCATTGATGATGATACTTCTTGGCAATGTCAACAACTAATCTCAGGTTGGAATTGATAAACTTTTTCTTTGCTTTTTGCCCATTGAAAACTTCGATCTCCTCCTCTATGCCAAGAACCTGCCCCGAGCCCAGCCTTTCCTCCAGCTCGACAAGCCTTTGAACCAGTCGCCCCAACGCAAGCTCCTCATCCGCCCCCAGGAGAGGGTACTTGCCCACCTCATTGAGGTAGGCCTTGAGACTCGGATCGTTCTGCTTCACAGCCGGATGCTAGCTGTAGCCAGTGAATTTTCCACTCGGCCTGCCATTGGTGGCGATGGGTGAACACCATGCCAAGACCGTAACACATCCATTGCCAATTGTTCGCAAGACATGGCGCCTCCAGCCAAACGCGAGTATTGTTGGACACACGCTTGCCATCAATGAACCAGCTTCATTATCGCCAGGAGGACCAGTTCACCGAGGCGAGCAACTCAATGAAATTGAGGCAGCTCCACCGCAGTGGAGATTACACGGGACTGCTGGAGTTTGCATTGCTGTTGAATCATCAAGCCTGTTCCGGCAACAGCAAAGTCAGGTGGATGATGAAAGAGGTTCTTGACGCAACAAGGCCTGGCAATACTGGCTATCAAATGCCAAAGGAGCTGAAAGAGGATCTTGAGTCGATGGGCTGGAGAGAGGACTAGCCCTTGCTCGGCTCAACTGTGGGGCAATTGTTGTATCGCCCCACAAGAGAATAGCTTTTTTCTGGGGGCTCAGACATGTCACCAAAGATCATCTGTCCAATCGACATACCGTGCCAAATAGGAATTGAGTGATACTGGCGAACAGAATGAAGCTCAAGTGTAAGGCGACTGTTGTTCCAGCCCGCATCACAAAATCCGGCGAGAACGTGAGATATTCCTTCACGCCCCCGACTGCTTTTTAGTGCGAAGAAAGCGCAAAGTGTATCCGGTATATTGAACAGCTCAACAGTGTGAGCCAATATGAACTGTTGAGGCACTAGCAAGTATGGACTTTCTTTGTCTGTGCCAGCAATAGAGACTCTTTTAAGGTCTGGCGAATGCGGTGTTTCCACCATAATTTCCGCCCCAAGACGGACATCGATGGAACAGGGGCCAATAAGCTCTTCGAGGTAGTCTTCGACAAGCTTGCCCTCTTGGCAATGTTTTCTGATCTGGGTGTCACTGAGAAAAGCCATTGGATTTAGCGTTGTTCAAACAAAGTGCATTCTTCCGCGAATCTGCCACCGGCTTCTGGGAACTCAAATTGACAGCCCCCATTTCTCCAAAGAGCACAGGACTCTTGGCAGGTGAGCTGCCCTTGAGATGCGTTTTTCCCGCCGGTAGAGAAAATCTTCTCGACCGCCCTTGCCTTCTTCAGGAACTGATAGTCAGCAGAGCTTACCTCGTAGGTCGTCTCGCGATGCCCGCAGTCACTGCCCTTGCACGACCTTCGCCTTCGTTTGACTCCATTAACATTTCGACTTTCTATAACCCGAAAAAGATACTGGCCGCACTTGGGGCACTTTGCGGCTCTTTCAAATTTGCTAGTGTCTTCGATCAAGCTCTGTCGTCGTAATCGAGTGAAGTATCGGTATCGAGAGGGGTAAACTGCTTCAACGCTTCCTGGGCAAACGCAACGTGTGACTGAACCGTGCGACTAGAAGGGGTGATCCTGGGAAAGCTATCAAGAAACCATTCGTAGAAAAAGTCTGACAGCTGCTGTTCCGTAGGGAGGCTTTGATTGCTCATTGTGAAAGATGGGCGTCGATTACCAAGTCTGACAGATCCGGGGGTTGATAGTTTGGCCCCTTTAACACTTTTCCATCTTCTCGGCGAAGGGGTTTTCCATCCTCTCCCAACTTGCTCATGTTGCTTTCAAACACTCGCCTCATTGCCTCGTCCAGATCGAGTCCAAGATACGCAGCCATTTGATAGCAAACAAAAACAAGATCGCTGAGTTCTTTCAGCAGTTCGATGCTGCTACCAATGTTGAAGCTCTTGACATCGCATTCTTCACATGCGGACATCACTTCGTAATACTCTTCGCTGATCAGACGCTTTTGCAGCTGGAAGCCAGCAACATTAAAATTATCGCTAAAATCAAAAGCCTCTCTGAATGCGTGAGCCTGTTCAATAAGTGACATGGTTAAAAACGGATAAAGAAAAGGCCCGACGAATCGGGCCCGAGATTCTCATGACTCCTCTGTTGTATCAGAGGTCCATCTGGTCATCAGTATCGCTGGCGTCATCGTCTTCATCCGCCCACGCAACGATGGTGATGCGGCCAGGCTCAGACTCCACCTTGACCTTGCTGCCGGGTTCAAAGCCGGCCACGCCGCTGTGGCGGCCACCGACCACGATGTTGCCGTTCTTGCCCAGCTTCACCACGGGGGCGCGGTTCTTGCGGGGGGCGTAGGTGCGAGTAGCCGGAGCCAGCTCGATGCCGTTGGCGCGGTTGATGGCCTCGTGGAACGCAGGCTTCTGATAGGTGATCTTTTCTTCACCCGTTTCAGGATCAACCTTCTTGGTGTAATAACCAGCCTCGAAGGCCAGTTCGTTGACGGGGCGCTCGCGGTTAGCAAGCACGAAGTCGAGCAGGGCTTGACCAGTCAGACGCTCGCCCTTGATGACGGTGGCTTTGGGTGCAGCCTCGGTGACTTCAGAGGTTTCAGGGGCTTCGATTTCGGCGGTAGGCATTTCGGTGTTAGCAGAAGGGGTTTGGTCGGTTTCTTCTTGGGCGGGTTTGCGACGAGGCATTTGCCTTTCGTTGGTTACCTGCTAATCGTACAGCATGGGGCGAGACCTTGCAAGTGTTCGACTACAGACCCAGTGATTTGATGGCGGCCACGGCTTTCGCTTCATCAAGACGGGCGACAAGGATTCTCGCCCCCTCGCCATCGCCCTCGGGATTGCAGTAGAGCTTGAGGCCTTCGTCAAGAACCAGCAAGCAGTCGTCCTCGTAGCAGACTTCTGTCAGCGCATCACCAACAGCGCGTATCATTTTATCACAGTCCTTGCGTTTTGAATGAAAGAGTGGGGCGCCGGACCTGAGTCCACCCCTGCTGTCAAAGTGGCTTTTGGGGCGTGGCAGGTAAAAGATTGCCCGAAGCATAAAAATCCCCTGCCTCGACCAATCCCTGGGCCTCATCAGGCGCCCCATCTGAGACACCGAATACCTCCACTCGCCCAGCCCCTTGTCCTGCTCGACCATATTGACGATGGCCCTGGGCTTGCCATCCTGACCTTTGACTACTCGCCCGAACGCTGTCTTGCTGCCCTGGACGGCTGGGGAGCCAGCAACGAAAAACTCGAAGCTACTCGTCGCCGTCTTGAGAAGGGTTGATGACAACATGGTGTTCGAGCGCTTCGTTGATCTTGTAGACCTCAATCAGTTTAGCAATCAAAACACGATTTTTGAGCTTGTCCAGCCTGGAGTTCAGCTCTCTGGCCAGTCTTTCAACTTCTTTGTATGTGGGGTATTGAGAAAGTCTTATTGATTTAATTCTTTTGGGCTCTATGATGTATCCTTCTTTTTTGTAGGCTTCTGGAATTGATTCGTATTTGCGCCCCGGCCCTATTTCTTGCAGGATTTCGGGGTGCGTATCATACATCTTTTTCATCATCCCGTAGTATCTATTCTTTTTATCAGCTGCCCACTTCATCTCGTTTAGCGCTGTCATTAAGCGCCTATATTCCCAGTAGGGGGCGGGAAAAGCAAAGGATTCCGGGTCTTCTTTCCTGAGCCAGTCAACAAACCTTCTGGCGTGCTTCTGTTTTGAGTTATCTCTTGACTCCAGGTGGGCGCAACAACCCAGAAAGTCTGGCAAATCTCTAATGCCAAGCCCATAGTGATAATTGAAAAAGAAATCTTTTATCCCGCTCAGCTTAACGTCTTTGCCCTTAATGCTTTTGTAGCCCCTATAGATTCTCTTTTCTATTATCTCGCCCATCACTTCAAAAAAGAATGGGGATTTTTGCTTTGCCATTACAGACGGCAAATGCAACCTTGCGGTTGCTACAAGCCTTGCCCCATAGAAGTCGTCATTTTTATCCTTTAGCATCGCCGCCCAGGATCAGATCAAGCTTGCAATACAGATCATCGAGCGATCCATCGTTTACGATAACACGAGAGAAGCCATCCCAATGATCAAGCTGCCCTTCAGAAGAGTGATTTTCGCTATTTTCTACGCCGGGGCGAACAACCTTCCACATTTCCCCGCCCATTTCCCTGATGGCAGCTGCCTCGTTTGGGAATCTTACATCGTCTGCAACTACGAGGCTCCCGCAAGATTTCACTTTTTCCTTCCAACAGTTAATCCAGAAATCTTGATCTAGTGTATTCCGCCCCCACTCAGTACCAAGTGTCTGCATCAGAGTTCTCATTCTGATATTGATGCCTGAGACAACCAAGTCTTTTTGCTTGATCATTTCGGTCGCCCGTGCTGGTGTATATCCAAGCTCAACCAATAGCGTTCTGATCATCCCCTTCAGGAAGCAAGCAAATGGAACAACGCTGTAGTTGTAATCTTCCAGGCATGTGGCAATGGTTGACTTGCCAGAGCCGGGGGCGGGGCTGTAAAGACCGATGATTTTGATGGCCATGAGATTACTCTTCTGTGATAAGTTTAACCGTCCAGGGGTTTGCGTCAGGATCTACAGTTACTGGAAGACCCAAAAAGAAGCCTACATGCGCTAAATCGCGTAATACCATGCCCGATGGAGCGATTTCGCTAAAGGCTCCGCAGCCAAACACCCAGCCGCTAGGCTTAAGGCAGAGTTTTTGTTTGAACTCAAGCTCTTCTGTCGCAAGGCGAATTGGATTAAAATCTTCCATGCAAGTAAAAAGTATTTGAAAGCCCTCCTGTTACAGAGGGCTCCTCCTGGACTTCTAAGCTTATTTTCTTCATGTCGCCAAGTGAGCCCAACCAGGCTTGGAACTGCGACACTCTCGGAAGAGACCGCTAGCTTGCACTTTGGCCTGTCGATCTACCGCTTAGCCCGAGCAGTAGAGGCGTTGGTGCGCGGAGAAAAAGCCCCTCGTCGGACCTCCATGCTCCAGGGGGCGTTCGCTATGCCAGGAGCGGATCAGAAGGGCGAGTCCTCGTCTTCCTCGTCGGAAGGCGGCAGAGGGCGCAGAGGGGCTGCAGCATCCTTCAGAGCGGGGTTGGGCGGGATGGAAAAACTCGATCCCGTCATGTAAACCTGGGCGTACTTGGTGCCGTCCCGCTTGGTCTTTTCGGTTGCCATCGAAATCATGCCAGCAACCGTTACCTGATCGCCGTCATTGATGTACTTTTCGATGACGCCCATCTTCTTGCCATAGAATTTGGCATTAACGTAGAAAACGTTTTTGCCGCCTTCACCTTTGCAGCGAATGCCGATGGAGATGGAGTCTCCGTAGTCGCTGTTTTCGATTTTGGGCTTACCGGAAACATATCCGGTAGCGGTGAGAGAGAGCATCGTGTGTTTTGCGAGAATGTTAGATAGAAAGCTCTTCAGCTTCTTCTCGTACGGGGCGAGGGAGACTACAGCCGATGAGTTCGCAGTAAGCGGCAAATCGCTCAACGAATCCAAGCACTGCCTTCTTCAGATCGTCTCCGTCCAGGATGTGGAGCTGAGGTTCCCTCCAGTCGTAACAGACACAGATTACACCACGCTCAATCAAGGTGTCAAGTTCGCCATTCCTGACCCCAATGTTGTGAGCCAAGGCATAGGCCCCGATCTGAAGGAAGGCATCTTTGTACTTGGATTTCGGCTTGGTTTTCTTGCCCTTTTCCTCGCTCTCGTACTCTTTGTAAGATCTTACCGACTTCCAGTCCCACATGGAATATTTCTTTCTGAACATGAAATTTGCGTCTTTTGTCCCTGCGTATCCGTGTGGGCAAAAAACAACCTGCTCAAGCTGTATGTCTTTTCTGCCCTCGTTTTCTGTTTTTATCTCTTCCAGCAAAGGCCCTAAGTACATCAAATATTCATTGACATTGTATTTTACTATCTCCTCATAGGTTCCCTCGTCTTCATGGCCCGCTGTCGAAATACCAAGAAGAGTTGCCTCTACCTCAGCATGAATAATTTTACCCCTCCTCTGGGCCCTGATAACTATCTCTTCCCAGTCCGGTTCATTCCTTCGCCAAAATTGAAGCCCCTTCTCCTTGGAGGGGTCGAACATTTGACTTGTCGCCCCCAACACAAGACTGACGGAGGCGTACTCCTGGTTGTCTTTGACGTAAAAACCTGAAGCGGGGTGAACCATCTCTGAAAAATCGGCTAGGGTTTAAGCAAATGACTGATTCAAATGCAGTCCACGATCGAGGAAACGGTTCTTGTCGATTCTCGCACTCTTCGCTCTCGATTCAGACAAAGCATTTTTCAGAATTGGAATTACGAATGCGCTTACTGTGGCGAGCCCGCAAAAAGCCTTGATCACGTTCAGCCAAAAATGAAAGGAGGGCTGACCATTGCCAAAAACCTAGCACCCGCCTGCCTTTCTTGTAACAGGAAGAAGGGGCATCGAGAGGTGTTTAGCTGGTGGCGAGAACAGCCCTATTGGTCTGAGATTGGGCAAGCCAAGTTGATCGATTGGCTTACTGGTAGAAATTGATCACTTCACTCTGCCGGCCTCCGATATAGGCAGCGGAACCAGTCCATCCGTGGGAATGTAGACCACAGTTTTCTCGCCTTGACCGTTCTGCTCTTGCAGGCCCTGAATATAGAGCCAGCGAAGGTAAGCATCGCTGCTACCTAATTCAGTCTTCAGGGCGGCGATAGCCTTGGCACTACCTTCGGCTTTTGTAACTTCTGCCTGAGCTTCCAAGGTGGCGGACTCCTGCTTGGCCTTGGCTTCGAGCACTCGAACCTGGCGAGTGCTCTCGGCTTCCATCAGGGCGGCACGACCAGAGAGGGTGCGATTGTAGACGCCGAGCTGGGGAACCCCCCACAGAACAAAAGCCAATGCAGCTGCAATGCCAGCGCTGGACAAAATAACAGTAGTTCGATTCATTGCTTAAAGTTTTAGGTTGCTGGAGTTGACGTAAGCCGGGGCGGAGGGAGCCCCGGCAATCGATAGTCTCCGTCAAAGCGTGGGCGAAGGTGAATGTCGCCCTCCTTGGGCGTATAAGTGCGAACATCTCCATAAACGCAATCCCGAAGCCTTACGCCATAAAGACGAGCTAGCTGGGGACCACCAATAAAGTGCTCATCGCCATCGTTCTTACTGCGTATGTAGCCTGGGTGCAAGACATACCTAGCAAATGTCATAACCCCATCTCCACGGCTTTGTGTTTTTCGACAAGGCCAAGGATTTTCGTTGCCTGCTCTTCGTTGAGATACTGCTCTACTCGTACTTTTACGACCTCGCCCGCATCAACCATGATGTGAATATTTGTCACGCCCCAACCAAGTCCAAGGGCTTTGACCAGGCCCTCCGCAAAGTCGCCATGCCCCGTAACAAAAGTATTCTCGGGGCGGGACTTGTATTTCTTGGGGGCGTAGGTAAATTGAATTGCAATAAGCGCAGGAAGAGTAAGAGCTAGGCAGCAAATCGCATACTGAAAGGTATCAGTCATCACTCCTCCTCATCGCCTTTGAACAAAGCGGAGGCTGCACGCTCCAGATCTTCAATTTTGTCCTTAGGCTTGGCAGTAGTGGGAGGCTGCAGAATCTGCTCATTTTTGCTGTTCTTGCCAGCATTGAGCTTGGCAACAAGCTCTTCATTCGTAATCTTGTATGCTTGAGCAGCCTTCGAGTCAGCAATAGCGCTGAAGGATTCAGCCTTGCAGAGCTGCAGGAATGTCTTCTCGCCGAAAGCCGTAAGACCCAGCTCCTTCATCTTCATCTCCAGATCCTGCTGGATGGGCGCCTGGCGGGCCGGGGCGACCGAATCCCCAGGGGAGTAGGTGCGCTGCTTCTTCGGGGCGGGGGCGGCCTTCTCGGGGGCGGTGGAAGCCTCCTTGGGTGCCCCAAGCGTGGCGTCCAGCTCGTCGTGCTCAACGATCTCCATGGCCGTCACCCAGAGATAGCGACGCAGATACGTTTGTACCGCGCCCAGGTTCTGAATGTCATGAGCCCCTTTGAGGGCAGCAGAACTCATGGGACTACTAATTACAACATTTGCGTCGCCGGGGGCTTCTACATCAATAATCGTGAGAGTTGCAGCTTCCGCCCCATAGCTCACAATTCCGCACAAACCAGTCTGGGCAAAGATTTCTTGCACCGTTGGCAGGAAGTCGCCAAGCTCAAAGTATTTGTAACCTGCAAACTTGTTGTGCCCGGTCTTTTTCAGCTCACGCCGCTGAAGCTCGGTGCGGGCCTGGTTGAGTTTCGAGTAGACGTTGGCCATAGGTTTTTGGGTGACCGAGGGACTATAGGATGATGGCGCCCCCTCCTGATCCACAAACTAGGACCATTAGCCCCATCTGTCAAGGGCAAGAGATATGCACACAAGAGGAAGCACCAACCTGAATCGAATCCTTCGTGTTACCGCCCACCTGCTTTACGAGAAGGGGCAGGACGTGAGCGAGGTGCATGGATTGATGCAGGGTTTTGTTGACAGGTCAATGCTGCAGAAATGGTATGAGGCCTACTGCTCGCACAACGGCCTGCCAAACGATGTGAACAGAAGCAAAAACAAGTACCGCCTCCCCATGCCGCCCATCAACTGGGACGACATCACGGTAGAGGCCCTTGAAGAGCGAACACAGTCTCACGTCGATTGGCTCTGAGCCACGCCCCCAGCTATGGTGAGGAATGCCGACCCGCTAGCCCCAGTCATGGCATCAGCCCTCGCTCTTGACAGCTACAGCAACCAGGGCGAAGAAAAGGAAAAGAGGGTAAGCAATACGATTCCCCCAACCATCAAAGAGCTTTTCAGGGATCTCGCTGAAATCAGAAGGGTTGCACTCGTTGAGTCGCCCCAAATTCTTCCTCTGATCGCCCCCTCCTTAGTCAAGGCCGAAGTTCACATTAGGCAGCTCTGGGCTGCACAAACGTAATCGACATGGCTGGTCAGAGCAGGACGTCTCGCTACTACTCTGAGAATCCAGAGGCCAAGCGTAAGAGGAATGCGTATCAGCGCAAGTACAACAAAAAGCCTTCCGTCAAAAAGGCTTCTGAGGAAAGGTGGAGCGAAAGGAAGAAGCGGGGGATCGCTGGCAAGGGTGGGAAAGATCTCAGCCATACCAAGGATGGGCGCATGGTACTTGAGAACCCCCGGACCAATAGGGCGAGAAATGGGAGTGGGGGTAAACCCAAAAAGAAGTAGATGCGAGTCTCTTTCACCAGATAGGTAGACTCGCGAGGGGCTTAGGGGGGATTTTCCAGGTAGTGATCTGTTTCCGTTAGGCTTATGCTTGACAGTGCTTCTATAGAATCAAAGATCGTTGACCAATAAGCAGAGAGGGAGCGTATTGCCTCTTTTTGCTCGATAAAGTTGCCGTCTTCCTTGCCCTCAAGACTGTCCAGAAATCTGGCAAGCCTTCTTTCGCATCGGAGAAGAGCAACCTGACCGAGCTTTAGTGTTTCGGCAAAAGAGAGATCCAGGTTCTCCATCATGCTTACGACCAAACTCAATGAAGCAGTTGCTTCAAAAATTTCTGGGTCGTCTAATTGTTCCTTGAACTCATCGTCGTCACTGAGATAGCTGTTCATCTTGCGAAACGCAAGTTGCACTTTCAGTGTAACAGGCGACAGGTTGCTTCCATGCAGAGCTATGCGACCAGAACTCATTAGCCCTCACTCCTCTCCAATTCATGAGCATCCCAGGCTGATTCTTGCCCCAGCGCACCATCCCGTGAAGGTCTGCATCTTCAAGGGTTGGCAGTCTGTCGTTGATCCAGATACTCACTTGAAACAGTCCTCAATTATTTCAGCAAGTAGCAATGGAGATGCCTGTTTAAGACCTTTCTCGTGAAGGTCTCTGAACGTTTTGGCTACGGCCTTAATTCTTGTGTCAACGCCAATCCGAGCAGCGTCTTTATTTACTTTCTCAAGAGCAGCACTGGCGGTTTCGTGATACAACCTTATCTCCGCCCTGATTCCAGATTCATGGGCTTCCATCTCTGTCAACAATGAGCAGGAGAGGTTGTCAATCCTGGCGTTACAGCTGTCCGCTCCACAGTTGCAATCCTCTCCCTCGCTCTCGTTTGAACATCCATCTGGAGACTTGGGGCAAGAATACCAAGAGTCTTCACACTCGCGATGAGAGCGCTTACCTGCTTGAGCCAGTTCTTCAACCAAGGCCCTTAGCTTGTTGTTCATTGATCTCTCTCGTTCATTTTTTGAAAAGCTACAGCCAGTAAATCGTTCACAGACATTGATTCCGCTGTTCTGAATAGTTTGTGAGCTTCTTTCAGGGGCAGTTGCTCCATCTGCCCGCATCGAATGCGAAGATCGAGAGTTATTGATCTGCCCGTTGACATGGAAACCGGATAGCGATCCCCGTAGGCCATTACGTCAACAATATTTTGGTGCATTTCGCACTGAAGCTCGGTAACATGGAAGCCATCGAAAAACAAACACTGATCCCAGCTCGGCCATTCAATGGCAAGCCTGCTGCCATCAGAAAGCAACAGGCTTTTGTCACTGGAAGAACTGCAAAGCACGGTCATCAGTAATCAAGCATCAGGATTTCCTGCTCGCCTTTCTGAACAAGAGAGGCAAGATCGGCTTTGGCCTTCTCCAGGAGAACCTCAAGGCGGCGAATCTCGCGAAGTCGTTCTTGAATGATCAGCTTTGCTTTGTTGCGCTCGGCAGACTCGAATTCAGCAAGAGCTTCATCAAGAAGCTGCTGAGATTCAGGCGAAAGAGAAAGCGTGCTTTGGACTTCGGTAATAGAGGAAATGGGAGTCATTTGATTGATTGATTGGTTACTTAAAGCGGTCGGGATGCTTTACCCACTGCCCACACCAATTAGTTGCTGGCAGTGGAAGTGGCTGATTGTCAAGACAGCAAAGTCGGATCAGGCTGGTTGGATGTTCGCGTTTGTAATAGCAGTTGAGACAATTTTGCTGGTCCGGTGGCACCTCTTCGACTCTCATTCTTTTCCCAGAATTGGTTTGATGGTAATACCATGATCTGGCAGTCTCCAAATCATGGTGCTTTTCTTGCGATCGTCAAGAACATGAAACCTGACGCCGTTGTCGAGAATCACGTAATTGCCAAGCCTGGACTTGACAGAAGCGATCTCTTCTTCGCCGTCATCAGTCGTAACAAAAGCGGCACTATCAGGCCGGAACAGCGGCTTCTGCATTGATCCCCTTAGCGGCTTCTTCGTTGTAGCACCAGCAAGACAGCTTCCGATCGTAAGAAACCAGCCCCTTGCGCTTAAGTGCCTTCATGCGACTTTCAACAAGAAAGTAAAAGCGGGGCGGCACACAGCCTTCTCCTGGCTGTCGAGTGTTGATGGGGAAATTGCGCCCAACATAAAGAAAAACGTCGTCAAAAGAGAGGCCTTCGCGAGAAAGGCACTCAACAATCAGAGAATCGATCAGTCGGTTTGCTTTGTCTTTGCCCATAACAAGGCGGGTGGTGGACCAATGAATAATGGCACCATCAGCCCCTTCTGTCAACCCTTGGCGACCAGGCTCCGTTCGGGGGCGAGCAGTGAAAGCTGAATCGGCTTTTGCGGTCTTGGTTTTCGAGCTTTAGTTTTCTTTTTCTCGCCCCCATCAATTCTTGGGGCTTCGACGGAGAAAACCACTTCTATGCCAGGTATAAGAATTTGGTCGCCTCGGAAAAGTTTAATTTTGCTCATGATTTTAAGATGCAAATGAATTACTTTTGGTTGCGCCCCAGCCCCTTCTTTTTCTTTTTCTCAAGGCTGGCCTCCCACATTAGCTCTTTTTTTCTCTTTTTGGGGTTATTGATGCAATCAAGAAAAATTTCATCATAGCCTGGGGGCGATAAATCATATCGGACGCTGAAGATTGCCGTCCAATTTGGGGCGGGCGAGATCTTCGACGGCTCTTGACTTTGCCCTGGCATTGGTTTAGTGTAGAGTCCCCGTTGGTTCCCCTTTCGAGCCAAATCCTAGCATGATGACAGAAGAAGCAAACAAAACCAAAGTGGAGACCAAGAGGCACTCCCTAATGACCGTGAAAATGCGGATTGAAGAGGAGACCGCTGTAAAAGTCGCAGCGATGAAACCACGCACTCTTTCAATGAGTACCTTTTGCGCTCTGCTTGTCGAGTACGGATTCGAGAGGTGGGCGAAAGCGAACCTGGTTGGTCAAGAGGAAGACTGAGCTTGCGCCCCCTCCGTGCCTCGCGAAGGCGCCTGGACTGGCTGGCCCAGGAACTGCTCCCCGAAGTGCCTCAAGTCTCCCCGCAGGCCCTCCAGGAGCCCCCTCATCTGCTGCAGCCTGCCCCTGATCGCCCCCAACTGCTTGATGTGAATCCTGTTGAGAGAGAGGAAGTCTTCCAGGTTTTCACACAGCTCGATTAACTTGCTGCCAAAGGCTTCGACGTAATCAATCTCGTCGGGGGCGAGAGAAAATAAATCTCGTGGGGCGAGAAATAGAAAGAAGTTATCTTCAATCTCTCTGAAGGCAAATATTGCTTTTCTTGCCAGAGCGACTTTCTTTCGGTTGAGCTGGCTTTTTTCTTGGGGCGATAGCTTTTTGTATCTTCCGTCATCTATAACAAACAGATACGAGGTTGCCGAGAAGCCCGCGTTATAGGAGATGAGTATCCAGGTCTTGCCAAGGGCTTGGATGCTATCGCCCTTCCTTAGGTTGGCGCTGGGGCCAAATTTATCACCAGAATAACACAATATGCTTTCGTCGTTGGACCGGCACTTGTCATCGGTGTGCCGGCCGCATATAGGACATGGGGATTTTTTCGATGAAGCTTTCATTTACCACTTCGGGGCTTCAAACATTGCATAGCACTCAGCTGCAAAATTGATATTGCATGTTCCCGTCGCCCCCTTTCTGTTTTTGGCAATAGCGTACTCATAAATCATCTGATCCTGCGTTTTGTCGTAGTAATACGGCCAGTAATTGAAAACAACCATGTCGGCGTCTTCTTCGATCTTGCCCGACTCTCTGAGGTCCGAGAGCATGGGGCGCTTATCTGCACGACTTTCAACCCCTCTATTTAGCTGACAGACAAGCAAAATGTCAACACCGGTACGTGTTGCAGCTATCTTGAACTTTCTTGTTGCCGCCCCCACTGCCAAAGCTCTGTTCTCAGCCTTTGTGGTGTCAGAGTCCATGTCCATCAGTGTCAGATAGTCGATCACCACCAAGGCCAGGTCTGGATGCTTTCTTTTTTCAGACTTGATTTTACTAACAACCTGAGAGGCGGTCGTTTCAAAAGTGTTAGTGAATATAAGGTTTTGAGCTATCGGTTCAACTTCCGTATCAAGAATTCGCTGTTCTTGTTTCTCGTCCTTGGCCTGCCTGATGACATGGCCATAAGTCAAGGGGCTCCCCCCTTCCTCTAAGCACCTGAGGTAGTCCATGCAAGACAGCATTCTCTGGCACACCTCACTATCTGGCATTTCCAAGGTGTAATACAAAACCTTGTAATTCTTGATCGCAACGTCAAGTGCAAGATTCATCGCCCAGGTCGATTTACCACTGCCAGGGCGCCCTGCAACAACGATCAGTCGCCCCCCTTTGCCCATGTCGGGGTGATTCAGCCCGCCCCCGAGTGAGGCATTGAGCCCAGTGAAGCGAGTTCTGATCACTCGATTGTTGATTTTTGGCCCCAGGAACATCTCTTTGGCTGCAATCAAAGGGTGAACCTCCTTCTTGTAAACTTCCGCCCCCTCAATCAAGTCAACCGCTTGCAGTAGATAAGAGGTTGCAACCTTTGATTCTTTGATGTTGCAGCTCTTGCTGACAATATCAGCTGAGTTCTGAATATAGTCCTTGACTCTTGAGCGAGAATAATGAAAGTACCAGATGGGCATTATTTTTTCCGCCCACACGTCCAAGTCTTTCTCTATGGGATAAGAGGCGACTTGCTCAATGTAATCTTCAGCAGCTTTTATTTCGCAGCCCGAAGCATCTCTCAGACGAGCGGCAAGAGTAATGTCGTTTGTCGGAGATTGATGAAAGGTGCCGTACTCTTCTTCAAGGCAGTCAAACATGTATCTGTTGAATGGGTCCGAAAACAGCTCTCGCCCTTTCAACATTTCCATGAATTTATCCGCCCATTCCTGCTCTCCAAAAGCAAAACAGAAATGATTGTAAGCAGCAGCGAGAAAGTGCTTTTCAATTTCGCAGGAGTCCTGCTGTGATTCAAATTCTTCGAGATTGATGATGCTCATGTCAGAAACCTGCGATGTCCTCTTCAAAAGTGCTAACTATTTGCTGAGTGGAAGGCCTAGTATTTTGCTCCCAGTGAGGCTTCTTCTCTCTGCCAAATTTGTCCCAATTCTGATAAGTAATCGAGTCCCACTTTTTCTCGCCCGACTTCGATTTCTCAATGGCAGAGTCGAGCTGCTTCCTTACTGCTTCGATGCCGCCCCCTGGGTCTTCAAGTATCCGAACCAGAGAATCAAGCAGGCTGTAAAAAGATCTTTTTGTTTTTGCGCCCCCCTTGTGATTGTTGAAAAAGTCGCAAATACCTGAAGCAACCGTTGATAACTGTGGAGGGATTGTGACACCCTCGCTCCCCGAGAGAGTTGCAACAAACTTTTTGTTTTTTGCCTTGATGGGCTCTGTTGAACGTGTGGGGCGAGGCAGTTGACTGGATGAGGGGCGAAGACTATTGGAAACCTCATGAGGCAGCGCCCCCTCCACGCTTAGAAGATAGACACTTTTTGCTTTTTCCTCGGAATATGTCTTTCTGACATAACCGTTTAGCATTAACCAGTACAAAGCGTCTCTTAGCTCAGTCGGAGAAAGGCCCGACAGCTCAATGAGTTCATCGCCGGAAATCACAGTAGACCTCTGACTGTTCGCTTTGTTCATCAATATCAAGAACACCCAGATATAATTTCTGTTTTGCTGAAGAAGATTTGCTGGGGCGACGAGAAATCTATCAGATACAACGGGCACTGTTTTGTTACTCATTTTCGCCCCCACGCTCTTGGATTTCGCTCTCAAGTTCAACTATCAGATCACGCCCAAGCACTGCAAGCTCAAGTTGCTGTTTGTGAATATGGTTTACTCTACTGCCCTGGTCAGAGGCTTTGATTTTTCTGACGGCAAACCTACAAAGCTTGTCTGATATTTCATCTGCCCTCCTAGCTTGGTCAACTGTCATGAGCGGATTTAGCTCACTCAAACGCATCGCTACCAATATATGGAAGAAGGGGTCCGATGGATTCAAATCTTCGCTGAACAACTGACTTGATTGTTTTGTCGATCTGTTCATCAGCAAGTGAAAGAAAATTTCTAAGTTGACAGTAGCATGAAAACTCTTTGCTGTCAAGTAAATCTAATTGTCGGTAAACTTCATCCATTGCTGGCGTATCTTCTTCTAGCTGAGCTGCCTTGTAGAAAAGATTTGCACGCTCGTCATCAATGTCAGCAATTTTCTTCTTGTGGTTTTCTTTTTTTAACTTGACAGATTGATGCAGTTCAACAAGCTGTTTAAGCAAATCAGTCATCCCCCTCAAGCAGATCTGTTCTAACAGCTATACAATTAAGCTCTGTACCGCCCCTCTCGAACTCATCAAGTGCGGCTGCGATTTCAACAAGAGAGCCAAATCCTATAAGCGGAATAGTCCTAAGCTCTTTTTCACTGGCTTCAGTCAGGTCTTCAATTGTTTCATAGCCCGCTCTGAGCAGGGCGTGCAAAGTCCTGGTGCAAAGATTTAACTGCTTAACAGATCGCCCATCGACAAGCTTTACAATCTCGTGAAGGGCGTATTCCGGCTCTATTTCTCCATTTACCCACTGGTAGACAATGGCGCGTAACTTAGTGCGAAATTTTTTCATGCTAAAACAGTGATGATAGCTAGCGCGGCCTGGTGACTAGAATTGGATTGGTTGCACAAAAGCCATGATGAACGGCAAAGGCTACAAGACCAGCAAGAACGGCAAGGGCGGGAAAAGCAAGGGCAAAGGCAAAGATTACAAGAATGGTGGGAAGAAGAAGTAGTCAAACAAGTCGCGGTGGCGGCTTTTGGTCTTTGGTGGATGTGTCAAACAGATAAGGAGAGCCATTTAGGCATGGATCAGCGCCTTTCAGCTCAGCGGCGAGGGCGAGAAAGCGAAACCTCACTCGCTGCTCGGCTTGCTGCCATGCGCTCTGGCCGATCCACTCCTCTTTGTCAATCGTGTCGGTTTCCGGCACTGCTTGATCTGCAGCAGCACTCAGCGCGGCGGTGAGGCCGCCCTGTTGATAGGCGTCCCAGATCGCCTGAGCTGCTGGGGAGAGTGGCGCGGTCATGGTGTGGGGTCCAGTTCGTTGGCGAGGAAGAGGAGCTGTGCGCAGCCGCAGCTGATCCCGTTGAAAAAACCTGGTCCGCGGCGGTTGGGGTCTGTTTTGCGTTCCTCCATCGTTGGCTCTATTTCCCTTGCTGCAGCACGAAGGGCGGCATCTAGGCCGCCTTTCTTGTACGCATCTAGCACCGCCTGAGCCGCTGGGGAGAGGGGCGCGGTCATCAGATTCCTCCCAGCTTGTTGATGACTTGATTCAGCTTTCCGCCAATCTCGTACATAGGTTGCCGCATTTCTTCCCGAAAGACTTTAACTACTGTTGATGCAATGCCCATTTCAACTACACTCTGAATAGAGGCCTTGACTTCCTCTTGGTGCTCGGCAAGCCAGTCGGCTATGGCTTCCTTGACCATGGGTTCAGTGGCCTCTTTGACGAGTTGCTCAAAACGGGAGGGCTCGTATCTGTCTGGCGTATGATAGCTATTTCCTCGCACCAATTCACGCTTAAAAAGACTTTCTTCAATCGCTTTCTCAACCAACACCTTGGCTTCTTCGGGTGTTAGTAATTCCGAAAGAGATTCTCGCACACGCTCAAACATGCGCTCTTGAAATGTTGTAGCAGCGGTGATGCTTGTCATTGCTGTAACAGGAATAGGATTTGTCATTGTTCTGGTCCAGTGATTAAGTGTGATTTGTCAAAAGCAAATAGTTATGTCATTTCATTATCTGCCTCCCCAAGGATCTCTAAATCGGATTCGGTTGCAGCTCTAAGCTGAACCTCAATGCTTAGCTTCGGCCCGTTCACCTCCATCTGATCCATGACTTCTTCAAGCCAGTGAAGAGCAAAGCCTCTTGCTTTCGCCCATCCCTCATCATCGTCATGCGGAAAGATGTAGCAGTCACACTCGCGGCATGGGCCACTGATTTCCCAAACGTATGCAGGGGAGAGTGGTGTGGTCATTGGTTGGCCTCCTGTTGAGATGGCGAAACGATCCTCCAATACTTGCATTGCTCTTTTCTCATGCCTGGTTTTGCGTAGACACAGTTATGAAAATTGCCATCGTC